GGAGAAATACTGACAGCGCTTAAAGGACCGAAGGTTTCTTTGGAGGGTAAAACTATATCTTCTGACGAACTTGTTAAAGAGATGGTTCCTTTTATTGATGCAATCGGTGGTGCTGCGGGTAGGATCACGAGACTTCAACTGGCTCTTCCAAAATTAAAAAAAGTTATAGAAGTTGTTGAGAATCCTGAAGTCGCAAATTTTCTTGACGATATGGGAATGCAACTAGCAGAAGATATTCAGTATATAGAAAAGACGCTTATACCGTTAATTGTTAGCACGTCTAGGGACAGCGCCTATGGCAGAACAACAACTGTTCATGCTTTTGAAACTTTAAAAAAGATTTTAAAGGAAACGGAAGTTCTTGAAACTGACTATTATGGTGGATACAGTGAAATAAAGCCGGGAAGAAAACTTTCATCAGAGGCTCGCAAAGATCTTAAACAATTTATAAAAGATGCAGGTGAAAGAAGAGCGACTTCGGATTCTGGACCTGATCTTCGTGGTAAACCCGGTGTGCGTGGTACAGGCTTTGAGGCTATGACGGATTGGGGGCTGCAACTTAAAGAGGTTAGGGTTTTAGAGAAGTGGACTTGGGATGAATTATTGAAGCAATCTGCCACTCTTGGACCTGATGAAGTTCTTGCTCGTTCTGCTCGGCGGCTAACAAATGTTGTCAATAAATTTAGGCTTAGTGCTTCGTTGGCACCTCAACGTACTGTTCCTTATGGCAGCGTTGATTTTGAGCGTTTGATTGGATCCTTGCCTGAAAGTGCTACAACAGAAGATATTTTACAGGCAATAGCAGATGCCACTAAGAGGGAACTTCCTTATGAAGTTCCCACACCTCTTGCGAGCACTATTAGTGATTTTTTACCTGAAGGACCGACTTTTAATGTTCCTCTTAGAATTGTGACACAGAGGGGAACTTTAATACCTATAGACCAACTGATAGATTACGTAAAAAAATATGGTGTTGGTGTTACGGATTTAAATACTGGAAAGCGTTTTTTCCCTAGAGATGATCCTATGGATACATCTCAAGGAATTTTGGCGAAACGAGGTATGCCACAGGACCCGAAAGGTTCAAGTGTGCAGTCAAGGTTCAAACATTCTCGCAAATCTCAGACACGTAAACCAGTAGAGATGCAGGTGTCGTATGAAGATCCATTTTTTGGTGTGCCTGTTTTACAATACAAGGCGGATAATGGAGAACTCATTACTGTCATTTTTGATGATAGAGGTAATTTGATTAATGCTGCTACTGGTGAACAAATTCCTAAGAGAAGCGTAGAAGGTATGTCTAAACCTATTACTGTTGGTCCAGAAATGGACCAGCCAGACAGATTTCTTTTAGGTTTGGTTGAAGGAACTGGTGAATGGCCTGTCACGAGGCAACGTCGCGGAATGTCGCGACGTGGCGCTAATGTCTCCCAAACTTGGGTTGAAACAGGTTCTGCTAAAGAATTTCAACAATTTGGTGAAGGCGCTACGGTTAACCTTTCTACTCGTCGGAATAATTTACGAGCCGTTATAAGCAGGGGTCTTGTAGGAGGGGTTGGCGGTCCTCAACGTTTGTTGGTCAAGTCCGAACAACCTATGCCTAGTTTTTCTTGGGGTGGCGCTAAGAATCCTGTTGGGGAGTTGCCTAAAGATCCTATGGGGCGGGAAATTGTTGGCGGCGCAGGGAAAAAGGAACCAGTAGGCGATCCAAGAATGAGCCGTGTTTGGAGTGTGACTGGTGGCGGTAAGCGCGAGTTTGATGAATGGTTAAAGTTGACCGGGTATGAAGACAATTACATTCCTCATTCCACACCTACGGATGTTTTGAGGGAGTTACATTCTACTGCCGCTATTGTGGACTTTGTTGTCCATGACGTTAATAAGATTCGTGAAGCATTGGGTGAAGTCCCAATGCACGCCAACGCTTATGGATCGGAACCGATTGGCGGATTGGAACACACGACTGTGATACAAATTTTGGAGGCTAAACCTAGACCTGATATGCCTGACGGTGAGGAAGTGATTCTTGAAGCGTTGGAAGATTTAATGTACCAGTATCCTGATGCGGTGCTTGTTTTTAGCGCTGAAACTAGAGAATTAGGTGCAAGTTTGTCTATTCGTTTAAGACAGTCAGGCGCTGAAGAAATACCTATCCGTTTCCAACCTTCAAGAAATCCTGATGTGGATGCGGGGATAATAGAAATAGATCCTGCTTTGCATACAGCGCAGGGTGAGAAAGGTGGACCGTTTCTTCCTATATCTCAGACAGAAATTCCTTGGGGTGGCGGGAATCTGGGTAAGGCTTTGGAAGGCAGTATGGATGAATTAGGTGTTGATCCATTGACAGGTCATGTAAAGAGAAGGTTAAGCCCCGATGACGACATTTTTGAAACGACAGGTTTGGCTGCTCCAGAAATTGGAAGTCGCGGTGTTGAAACCACTAGTGCTTTCAGAGTAGGTACTAAAGGTAGTGTGGCCGCTGCAAAGAAAGGAGATCTTTCTAGAGTTATGAGGCCTGTACAGCCTCTTATCAGAAGGATCATTCCTTCTGATCCTAGTTTCGCTAGAGGTACTGGCGCGAGCATTGGGGAAACAATAGAATTGGAACATTTGTTTAATCGGTTTAGTGACGTGGATGAAAAGATACAACGGATAATAGACGATGAAGTTTCTGGAAGAATTATCAATGAACACACCGCTAAAGTCGCAAAGTTAGAAACAGAAATAGCAAAGGCTAAAGAACTGGTTGTTAAATGGAGGGCAATAGGTGATGAGAAAAGAGCCTTAGTCGCTGAAAAGGAACAGCAGATATACGCTATTTTGCATGAGAAAGAAACACTTGAAGCACAGTATCTGGCTAATGAGAAAATGTTACAAGAGGAAGTTATTTCTGCCGCTAAAAAAATTGGTCAGAAACCTCCCGATGGTACTTTCAGCATTAATGATTTCGGTGGCGATGTAGACCTATCTAAAGTCGGAAAAAATCCTTGGGGGTTGTTTAAATTATTTTCTGATAATACACGGATGTGGGGCGCGCATCTGCCGACGACTGAAACTGGAAGGCTCCCTTCAAATGTTACCCCTGATGATATGAAGCGTATGAATATTGGTTGGAGGATCGGAGGCAACCAACAGTTTGCTGATAATTTTACTTACGCTATGTTGGCTGCTCAAAAAATGAATGACCGTAAAGAGATTGAAGGTTTCTTAAAAGCGTTTGATACCGTTCATAACTGGATGAAAGCACAGTTGGTTGCTACACCGGGATTTGTTATGCGTAACGTTATGGGCGGCATGTTTAACATGTGGGTTGACGATATTCCTTTATCGGAAACGTTAAAGACTATGAAACTTATGACTCAAGCCTATAAAGCCGGTGACGGTGATTTGCATGTTGGGGTAAAGATTCTCTTGGAGCGTTCTAAAAATGCTAAACCGGGTTCATCTTTGGCTAAACAGAGATTGTCTTTGGAACATGCTGAAAAATTGATGGATGTTGGCGCTCATGCTGGTGGTCAAGCCGCTTCTTCTGTTGAAAAGAATCTTCGCCTTGACCGTAAAGGCCAATGGGTTTTCGGAACTAAAGGCGGGGTTAAGGACGGTTATCGTATAAGTCTGGCACCTTGGGATGCTGGGTTTTTTGCTTATCAGGGTATACGCCATGTTAATACTTACGCAGAGGAAGCGCTTCGTTTAGCAACAGGTATACACGCGATGAACATGGGCGGAACGTTAGGTGATTCTTTAGATACTATTTATCGTCTTCATTTTAATTACAGTAATCTTTCCGCTTGGGAAAGCGGTGTCTTTAAAAGGGCGATGCCTTTTTACACGTGGTCTAGAAACAATTTGCCTTTGCAGATGACTCAGATGGTTAAAAACCCTAAGAGGTATAATAGGCTTTTACAAATTAAAGACAATTTAGAGCATGGGGAAGAACGTGAGAATTTGGTTCCTGATTTTTTCTTGAAACCTTTAGGTGTTCAGTTGCCGTTTACTTCTAACGGCAACCAAGTCTACAGTGTGCCTGATTTACCTTTTCAAGATTTGTTACGTTTTGACCCTACTCAAGATGGATTTTCTTCTACGTTAGAAAACATTATTTCTTCTGGTACTCCGATAGTGAAAGTACCTCTTGAGTATTGGTCAGGCAAACAGGTGTTTAAAGGGATTCCTTATTCGGGTAGATACCAGCAGGTTCCTCAGCCTTGGAGAAGTATTCCGGGGTTGATGGAAAGTTTGGGTGCTGTAGGTTGGGCTGAACGAAACCGTAAGGGTGACTGGAAGATGCTAGATTTCAGAATAGGCTTGTTGGATGGCTACATACCGTTTCTTGGGAGGTGGAGGAGATTGATCCCTAATGAAACTCGGTATCAAGAACGTTTATCTCAAACGTTGATCTCTACTTTGGCTGGTGTAAACGTAAGATTTAACAGCAGGTACGAGCAGGAAATGGAACGTATCCGACGTGACATTAAAAAGGATTTGGATAAGCAACAGGATAGGGACATCATGTTGCGTGAGCGTTGATTCGGGACAAAGATACCTGTTATAGTATGGAAGATAAAGAAAAAGAAACTGAGCAACCTGACGCAGTTCCAGCGCAAGCCGCTGAATCTGCTGAACATTTAAGAAACATGGGTTTGGCTAATCATCATCACTCCCCTAGATCATTTGGAAAATAGTATGGATTTTAATTTGCCGGTAACTTCTAAATGGGTACGCACCGAAGAGTTGCACCCTAAGTTTAAGTTTCGTTTGAACCAATTTTTTAAAGATAACCGTATCGCTGGCCGTGTAAAGATTGTCAGCGGTGTACGCACGTTAGCCCAACAGCAAGCCTTATATGACAAGTACAAGGCAGGCCGAGGAAATCTCGCTGCGAATCCGAACAGACGCATGTCCAATGGTATGAGAGGCTCATACCATATGGCACAGGAGGCTTTCGGTGGTTACGGTTACGCTGTTGATTTAAGGATCACAGGCAAAGGGTTGTCTACTGCTGAGGTGAATCGTATCGCAGCAGAGTATGGCTGCGTTAAAACAGTACCTTCGGAATGGTGGCATGTATGTCCCGGCAAGGTTAGTGGGACAGAGTTCGCATGGTTTGACGCTCCTGCCGTTTCAGGTGATGAAACGTTGGATGCTGCGAAGATGGATGAAAGAACTCCTTTGCAGATTTTCGCTGAGGCTGTAGCGCAGGCACGTTTACATGTGTTGCGTAAAGGCAGCAGAGGTAAACACGTTGAGGTTCTTCAACTCTTTTTAGAGCAGGAGGGTTTCAATACTGCCCGTAATAAGAAACGTTCACGCAAGGGTGCAGGCATTGACGGCATCTTTGGATCGGGAACGAAGGCTGCTGTTATGAAATTTCAAGATTCGGAATCTATAAACACAGGTAACAAACTCACAGTGGATGGGATCGTTGGTCCTTCTACGTGGGATGCGTTAATCAACTAGGAGTAATAATGCCGAAGGTAGGAAATAAAAAATATCCTTACACCGCTAAGGGTAAGGCCGCTGCTGCTAAAGCAAAGAAAAGAAAGAAGAAATAATGGATTATAAAGATCTCGCTGAGCGTGTTGGGGCAACTTTTGTCCAAGCATGTGTTGGCGCTATGGGTACAAACGCATTTCTTGATTTGGGTGTGGACCAATGGAAGATGATTGTTATGGCCGGTGTGTCTGCTGCTCTTTCAGTTTTGAAAGGCGCTGCTGCTGCTCGTCTTGCAGGAACCAAGGGTTCTGCTTCTCTGGTTGATTAAATGCCTTCTCCTGAATTTCATTCTGAACAGTGGGAAGACTTCGCTGACGAATACGCTTATCTCTCCGATGAAGTGTATGACGATTTAAACAGCCAGTCTCATCTGTTTGACGTTAAGGATGGGATTCACGCCAAGTTCACTCAAGATGGTGAACTTGGTTTACTTCTAGTCTTTGACGTTGATGAAGCAGATGGTTTACTAGCAGCGTTCTATGCTGGCATGGATGGCGTTGAGGAGGCTACAGCGACTTGGGCGATGTGGGCTAGTTCTTTAATGGGCATGATTAAACATGTCATGGATGCTATAGAACCTGACCTTTAAAAATCTCTATACATCCATCGTTGGACTCTTTTGTCTTGGCTTAGATCCAACATTAGTCTGCGTCTGATTTTGTCTCTGCGTCGCGCCAAAGATGTTTTAGGTATCCCAACTACTTTTTCTGTTGCTCTTAAAGACATGTGCGCTATGAAAAGAAGTTCAAATATGGCTCTGTCTTCAATGGGTAGAGAGTCTATTGCTTCTCCGACTGCTTCTTTCAGGTCGGCTGTTGCTTCTACTGTGTTCATTAATGGTTTTTGGCCGGGAGCCAAAACCATTAGTTGTTCTAGTTCTGTACCGTAGCGGTTATTTTTTGCTGATGCTGTTGATAGTTCTTCTGGGGTGAAGTTTGTCGGGTGTTCTTTTCTTCTGGTCATTCTTCATTTCTAATCTTCCCACTCTATCCATGCTCTTGCCCCACACGAAAGTTGTTTCTCCGGTTGAATAACTTTCGCTCCTTTAGGTATTTCAAACTCTTGATGATACTCAGAACCTTTATATGTTCTATGGATTATCGCTGGCAAACCTTTTCTCAGTCTTTGTTGATGAATGTGAACTTGATGTTTCATGAAAACTCAGTAACACTTTTTAAAAGAGTAGACGCAATGTTCCGTGTAGTATCTGGCGCGTAACTAGATGGTTTACCTAGTTCCCACGCTTCATCGTAATCTATCCACCCTAATATGTCTACGCTTCGGAGTTCTGGTTCTTCTGGTTGCGCTACAAAAAGGATAAGACCTAGACCTAGTTGACGTTTACGCACAGCCGCATCAGGGCTGGTGCGTATCCTCCTAACTTCTATGTTAGTTCCTACGTCTGGGAGGTCTTTGTATTCTTTATGTTTGGCGTGAGGCCAAACATGACCGCCCCAATACTGATTAGTTACTTTCGCTACCGCTAGTTCACATACAGACGCTGCTACTAATGCTGTGCGATTATCTTGTAAAGCGAACGGGTTGTTGTAATGTTTAGCGTCTGGCGCTTTCCAATTCTCTGCGTAACGTCGTATACCTACAGCGTTAGCGTGTTCGTATTCCCAAGGTTCTAAATCAATTCTTACCGTCATTGTTATCTACCTTAACTGCTGCTATTCGGACGACTTGTTTGTCGTCCTCCCAAGCAACCTCGTTTAACGCATCCATTGTCAACTTGACATAATTGTCTAAATCCCCTCGTAAAGTTTTAGCATCGTGAGGCGACTCTAAAACAGTTAGCACTGTTTCTGTGGGGGAATATCGTAAAGATATTTCCACAGGGCAGTCCAACGTTTTACCTACTTGTTCTTCCCATGCTTTCTTCACTTGCTTCTCTTCATCTAAAGTTGTTTTTGGAGTGAAGACCTGTCCACCTTTGGTGTGTCTCGGTCTTGCTTTAACTTTAGGTGGCCTGCTTATTATGATTGTGTGCGCTTTAGGTTCAATCATTTGGTGTACCTCGCTACCACAAAAATGAATAAAACGGATACTAATGTCCACGCTAATGTGACTGTCATTCTCTTATTCCTCTCACTGAACGTTGAGCCTTTTCTACAGTCTCCCATAAACGTTTACGCCCGTCAGGTCGGTTAGCAAACTTTCCACCCCAGTCTCTGTCAGCAGATTCTAGTTCTGTAAGAATGTCTGCCGCACCGAATCCTTGTTCGTGCATGGCGCAGGCTAAAGAGAACAACGTCCCTGACCTGTCTCCGTTAGGGTTCTTGCTGGTGATACGTGGACCGTTGCGTCTTATCGCTCCGGCTAATCCACGCATCCCAGACGTAGATAGGAACGGGTTGACTTTAGGTATCGGTAACGGTTTCGGTTTAACGTACAACCCTAAGACTGGTTCCCAGTCTTCGGGCGTGACTCTTGTTTCGTATGCCATGCGGCAAAACTCTTCACAAGATAAGTCTTCCCCACCTTCAGGATCAAGGACTACGTTGCGGCCTACCCTTGCAGGTATTGTACCGTTCGCATCTATTTTAGATGGGTATGGTAGCCGTACACCGTTGCCCCAGCCTTTACCGCTAAGCACTGTTTGTTTTGGATTTACTTCTTTGATAGGTGCGTCCACTATTTTACAGGCAGCAATTAAACCATTGCGTACATCTACGGCAGGTCGCGCTTCTGTGAAGAACACCCAAAGGTGATACCCTTTTGAGCGTGACCGTTCAACCCATGAAGGTACGTCTAATTGCCATAGCAAAGTCTGTACGTTGGTAGCGTGAATAAGAGACTCTTCCTCTCCTTCGTCCCAATCTACACAACCCCAGTAGACAACGTATCGGTCTTCTTCCTTCTTCAACGGGTACACACCAATGGGAGTTTTGTAACTCCCAAAGTGCGTAAGTACTGCGTTGTAGAACTCTTCCCCTGTCGCTTCCTTCGGTTCTTTTGTTTCTGATTCCCACGGTCTAAACCCCTTACTGTCGTCGTAGTTATCTATGGCTATCCGGCCACCTTTAAACAATTCTGCGAATCGCTCTACGGTGCTATCCATCGGGATGCTCACCCCCATCTGGTATCAGTTCATCCCAATAAGGATGAATGTGACCACACTGAGGGTCCAAATAGTATGCGTAGTCTCCTAAACGGGCGGTGCGTTTGTTTTTGCACAGGTTCATTTGGATACTGTTCTCATGGTATCTGGTTTCCCAATCGGTGAGATCCGCTGCATCTTTCTTGCGGTACACTTCCAGCACGAAGATTGCTTCTTGTTCTCCTCCGTATCGTCCAGCGTGGATACCGGCGGCTTGGCCTCGGTTCCCTGCTGATCGTCCGGCTTGGTGAACTAAAGCAATCGGCACACGTTGAGTTTTAGCCCAACGTTTAACTGCCTGCGCTTTGGCTGTGACCCCTGATGCGTCGGCATCTCCGCCGGGCAATAATTCTAGGTAGTCAATCATGCAGAACGATGGGTTTTTACCCCACCATGCTCTTGCTTCATCCATTGCCGCTGACATGGATTCCAGAGTCATAGATTCGTCAATGATCGCCACACGTGATAACTCTTGTGTGGCTGCTCGCTCAAGATCAGACAGTGTGTCTTTATCTCCAGCCTTGATTGCTTCTTCTACTTCCGACGATGATCTGCCTTGTAAGAGGCAGAACAATTTCATCACCACTAGTTCTCTAGGTTCGTCCATTGAAAATATGACAACGTGGGCTTCGGGGTCGTTTACTAGGTTGGTCACAATACTGTTTAACAGTACTTGTGATTTACCTGTGTGACTCCGGCCAACTACCAGCAACACTTCTCCACGGCCTATGCCACGGGTCGCT